CTACAACAAAGTCACCCGGGAAGGAACTGATAACGCGATGGATACCCGGCGCCTGCGTAAGGCCCTGGCTGATGCTGCCCGCGATATGTTGCTTGGCCCGGAGCCGATCCCGGCTGGCGCCAAGCAGCTGTTTGAGGTGGCCATCAACCACGACTTCTTCACGGGGCGCCCGGTCATTCCGGAGGGAATCAAAGATGTCGAGGCCGCCGAGCAGTACACGGCCACCACATCAGAGCTTGGGAAGAAACTCAGCGCCATGATGGAGATTCCCTTCACTGATGGCAAGCGGGTTCTCAGCCCGGTCGAGGCCGACCACATCGTGCGCGGCGTGTTTGGAACCTCCGGAGCTATGGCGCAGTGGATCACCAACTCCATTGGCGTCGCCGCAGAAACCAGGCCGGCACTCACGCCCAGGGAGATGCCCATCACGGGCGGATTCCTACGCGATGAGGTTCCCCGCGGCCGGGAAGACTTGTTCTACGACTTCAAAGAAGCCACCACGAAGAAATACCAGACCTGGCAGAAGATGATTGACCGGGAGGACTTTGAGGCGGCGGACGCTTACTTTGAGAAGTACGGCGATGTAGCCGCGATGAACGACTACATCACCGAAACCGAAACCGAGCTCAAGGAAATCAACGCAGAGATTCGCCGCCTGGGCGAGACTCGCTCCAAAGACCAGACGGCCAAGGAGCGGCGCGCTGAGATCACAGACTTGCAGCGTCTCAAGCAAGAGATTCTGGAGCCGGTCCGGGATTTGCGCCGGAGTACATTCGGCACCAAGCTGACGGGTGAATAAAAAACGGGGGCACTAGGCCCCCGCAAGACTGGCAACTGCGAATTGAACAGTCACCTTGAGTCTAGTGGCAGGACCAGGATGGTGCAATGACCGCCCTTCTGTATCCCCTGCCGGATGACGTGTAGCTCGTCGATCTGATTGTCCGAGGCGTAGCAGCCTGCATGCTCGCAGGCGTCTAGCAGCGCCTTGAGAATGTTGTCCACATCCCTCGCTCTGCGGTCAGGCGGGAACAGGGCTATGTGAACCGCCAAGCGCCCATCCAGGCTCACGACGCCCTGGTCAGCGCACTCATCCGCCACGGCCTGCCTGAAGGCCACCCCCGCCTTGCTGATGAAACGCATATTCCCCCTCGCCATCCAGTAGCGGTTCACGCTCGGAGGCCAGGGCAGTAGCAGCTGAATGGGCTTTTGCATCCGGCAAGCGTAACATCTGTTACGGTTGGAATGCAACACATGAAAAAAGATGGGTACGACCTGTTGACATGGAGCATGGGAGTCGCCACAATTCGTAAAAACAACGGAGCCAAACCATGAAGTTGACTAACAAGTACAACCTGCCGCAGACCTTTGTCAATGTCCTCAAGCGCCCGACCTATTCCAAGGGCCGCGCCAATCTGAGCGTCACGCAGCTCATCAACAGCCCCAAGATCGTAGCTCTCACCAGCAAGTTCCAGGATGAGCTGGAGGAGGATGTTGCCGACATGGTCTGGTCTATCTTTGGCACCGCCGTCCATGGGGTGCTGGAGCACGGCAAGGACGATAACCATGTGATTGAGGAGCGCATCCATACCTCGGTGGATGGTTGGAACATCAGCGGCGCCATTGATCTGCAGCTCAAGAACGAGGATGGGTCGATCAGCATCCGCGACTACAAGACGACCTCGGCCTGGGCTGTGATGAACGACAAGGTGGAGTGGGAGTACCAGCTCAACATCTACGCCTTCCTGGTGGAGAAGGTCAAGGGCGTGCCCATCCGTGACCTGGGCATCGTGGCCATCATCCGGGACTGGAGCCGCAGGGATGCCGCCACCCGGGAGGGCTACCCGGAGGCGCCGATCAAAGAATTGCCGATCAAGCTGTGGCCGATGGAGCAACGCGAAGAGTTCGTGATGCACCGCATCGCCCAGCACTCGGCTTGTGAGTTTGCGATGGAAGCCGGCGAGAGCCTGCCCAAATGCACGCCTGATGAGATGTGGGAAAAGCCCACGATCTGGGCGGTACGCAAGAAGGGTGGTGTGCGGGCCAAGTCGCTACACGGAACCGAAGCAGAGGCTGTTGCAGCAGTCGAGAAGCTGGGCAAGGACTACGAAATGGAAGTCCGCCCCGGCGAGCGTACGCGCTGCGCCAACTTCTGCCCGGTCAACACGTACTGCCAGCAATGGCGGGATTACCAAGACGGATGGATTGAAACCACAAAGGAGTGAAGCATGTCCGCAAACGAAACACAGGTCGGTGGCGACCACTACAAGAGCAAAGCGATACAGCCCTGGGACTACATCGCTAGCAACAACCTGGGCTACCTGGAAGGCTGCATCATCAAGTACATCAGCCGGCACCGTGAGAAGGGTGGCCTGGAGGATTTGAAGAAGGCGCAGCATTTCCTAGCCAAGCTGCTTGAGGTCGAGGCCCAGCGCGCGACCTCGGCTCCGCCGTCCGTGCCGCTCAATGAGTTGATAACCGGAGATACCACATTTTTTGGTATGCATTACTCCGATGGCCCAGAGGTGGTCGATTGGTCGGCGGTGGATCACGCCAAGCAGCAGGAGCAAAAGATTGTGCTCAAGTATGTTGAGCCGGTTAAGCGTAGCCGTGGCCGCCCGCGTAAGGCGCCCTATGGTTTGAAGGCAAACGGACAGCCGTATGTCCGCCGTCCCCGTAACTGGAAGGAACAAGAATGAGCGAACAACCCTCTGTTGCCGCGCCTTTTGTGCTGAAGGATTCAGTCGCGGTCGAAGGTGTGACCGCGGACTTTGTCTGGTACGAGTCCGAAGTCATCCTGCGCCAGATGGAAGCAACGCAATCCCGGCTCAAGAAGTTGGTGTCGGTGATGGAAGCTCGCCACAAAGAGCACTTGCGAATGATCAATCGCTTGCTTGATGAATTGTCCGAACTTAAGAAAGAACTCAATGAGCGTACATAAGAAACTAATGGAAGCGCGCATCAAGCTCCAGGGCATGGAGCTCAAGAAGTCTGGTGAGAACAAGTTCGCCGGCTACAAGTACTTTGAGCTGGGCGACTTCCTGCCGCAGACCATGACCATCTTCCACAGTCTTGGCTTGGCTAGCGTGGTGTCGTTCGATAACGAGTACGCCCGCCTGTGCATCACCGACACGGACGATGGTCAGTCCATCATGATCACCAGCCCGCTGTCTGAGGCCAACCTCAAGGGCGCCCACCCAATCCAGAACCTGGGTGCGGTGGAGTCCTATCAGCGCCGCTACCTGTGGCTTGCCGCGATGGAGATCGTCGAGCACGACATCATTGACGCGTCCGAGCCGTCGCAGCCCAAGGCCATTCCCAAGCCTGCGCCTCGGCCTGTTCGCCCGCCGGCTGAAATCAGCGGCATCGAAGGCTCTTGGCAGATCAAGGTCAGCCTGGTTCCCGAAGGCGATGTTGATGATTGGCTCAAGATCATTGACGAGACTTGCCAGCTCGCTTTGGACAACGCCGGCAGCGCCGATGATGTGATGCAGATTTTCAAGAAGAACAAGCAGCTGTTCGATGCCGTCAAGGCGCAGGACGCCGTGTTCTTCAAGAACCTGATGGCTAAGTTCACCGAAGCCAAGACCCGTTTCAACCAGGAGTAAGTATGAGTACCTTTGTCCCGAAGCCCAACACGGGCACCCTTTGGCCCAACGACCGCAAGACGGCTCCCAACCAACCCGACATGAAGGGCGATGCAGTCATTGACCGCACCCTCCTGCAAGACCTGATCGACAAGTGCGAAGGCGATGTTGTCAAGATTCAGATCGCTTGCTGGGAGAAGGTGATTGCCAACAAGCACTGCCTGTCTCTGACTGTGTCGGCTCCGTATGTGAAGTCGGAGAGCGCTCCTCCCCCGCGTCGGCAGCCGCCCAGGCCGCCCGTTGATAGCAACGAGGACATGCCCTTCTAATGGCAAATCACCCTCACTTTGAGGCCGTCAAGGTGGCGCTCAAGCAGGACAAGACTGGGTTCGTGTTGACTCTCAACATTCACCCCGACGACCTGGATGAGCGCATCCTGCGGGACTTTGTGGGGGCGCGCTATCAAGTGGTGATGGTGCGCCTCGACGGCAACGAGCACCCGATGGATCGGCAGCAGGAGTTCTCTGCCGAGCGGTACATCAAGATTGCTGGTGCCATCTGCCGTGATGCATTGTTCTGGGAGTACCTGCATGAGGACAACCAGATCATGTCTGCGACTGAGGAAGACGCCACCGACTGGCTGCGAGAGTACCTGGGCGTGCGCTCGCGAGCGGAGCTCAAAACTAACCAAGAGGCCCGGGCCCGCCTGGACTCAATCTACCTGGAGTTTTCCGCATGGAAACAAAAAAACTGATCCCATACTCGGTGTACTTGCCGCGGGATTACCACGACAAGATCAAAGAGCTCGCCAAGCAACGCAAGGCGTCCGCTCTGATCCGCGATGCCATCGTCATGCTCATGGATGGTGACGACACCTACCGCAGCGGCTACAACAAGGCGCTGCGCGATGCTGCCCAGGTGGTCTATGACTGCCAGGAGGCGCAGATGGTGGCGGTCAAGGGCCGTGACCTGGGTGCCATCCTGACTGACCGCATCAGTGCGCTGGAGGTCAAATGAACGAGATAGAAACAGTTGTATGCGGCGTTGATTGCGTGGTCAGGATTTATTCCTGGGAACGCTACCGGCCTGCCAAGCTGGGCGGTGCGCCAGAGGATTGCTACCCTGCAGAGGGTGGCTATGGCGACTGGCAGCTGTTTGATGGGGAGGGAAAGCCCATGCCTTTGGTCGAAGCACAAATGACGGCGCAAGACCGTGAGCGACTAGAGCAGGAATTGTTTGATTACATGGAGTCTTGAGATGGCAAACAAACGGACAGAACCGTCGGTGCGCGTAACCGATATCAAATTTAGCTATCAGCGTGGTGCTGATGTTCAGGCTACTTGGCGCCGTTTTGGCTGGGTGCCGCCTAGCGCAACGATGCCGCCGCCTCCCCCGGAAAAACCGGCAGAGGCTTATTGGGAGCCGATGCGGCGGGTGAAATGAATAACAAACTCACAAACAATTCAGGAGCAAATTATGGTTAGGATTTTTGCAGACACCTTGGGTACGGGCGACTTTGTCATTCAGACAACGTGCCTCGACACCGATACGTTTATATCTGAGCTTGCAGAAGCAATGGATGTGGCAATCAAGAAGTCTGACGATGGTGGTGTGAGTGCGCTGGGCATCTTGAAAAATGCGATGCCGATTGCCTACAAACTGTCTGGCTACAAAGCAGAAACCGTGCAAGAGCAGCGGACCTTGGTGTGCGGAAATATCTCACCAACCACCTGCGAGGTTGTATCAAGTGCAGGCCGCTGAGTTGTGGTGGGCAGGCAGGGATGAAACCTTGTCTGCCAAACTGGACAAAATGGCACCGGCCTGCTTTCGCATGGACGATGCTCTAAATGAGGCAATGGTCAAGACATCAGCAAACCGTGACGGGGTTGCTTGGAGAACTGATGTTCTTAACCGTGATGAAGTTGCCGAGTGCATGGTTTATTTTTCACAGTGGAAGGTAAGTATGGAAGCGTCAATTGCAGCAACAGAGTCCACCGTAAGAGCGCAGTCCTCTGTAGACAACTTGAGAAAAACACTTGTTGATTTTCGTGGGGCAATTAAGAACGATCTGACATCCATGAAGGCCGCGAGTGAACGGGTTCAAACGGAGGTGGTTCAAATGCGGGACAAGTACAAGCAGGCCCAAGACATGTTGACCTCTCCAGAGTTTTTGAAAGCTATAGAGAACGCAGAGCGCATGGCATCAGCCCTTGCGTCTATTCAGGCTTTGACGGAAACAAAGGTGAGCGTAGCGGTGTTTGCTGGGGGCAAATAATGATCGACATGCAACAGTTCTACACCGCTTTGCAGTACTACACGATGTCTGCTTGGATGCGCGGGTTTGCCTCTGGCCTGCATGAAGACCACGACGAGGCTCTCAAGCGAGAGCTTTTGAAAGCTGCCGATTTGATGGAGTTGGTGTGGCAAGAGTATGAGAAGCAAAGGGAGGAATCATGAACTTTGTATTTGGCTTGGTGCTTGGTTTCCTGGTTGGATGCTTGGTGATGCATCTGGTGCATGAGTACATTGACTCCATGCTCCCGAAAGAAGAGGAAGAGCGCTGGCTTGGCAAGGGGGGTCAGAAATGAAGCGCCTTGTACTGACACTTGCCATGTTTGCCGGCGCGGCCCAGGCGGAGTTTTTGGATGGCAATCAATTGCTGGAGCGGATGAATGGCAGCAATATGGACAGGATGCTGGCGCTGGGCTATGTAATGGCGGCCTCGGATGCGGTGCGGGGGATACGAACGTGCAACGTCCCGCCTACTATTACTGCTGGGCAGACGCACGATATTGTCAAGGGGTACTTGGAGCGGTTTCCTCAGATCAGACATTTCACGGCGGATGTGCTGGTGAGTCGTGCGCTGGAGGTTATGTGGCCGTGCGAGCGGGCCCCGGCTTCGCCTGGGAGCAGATCACTATGACCCGCGACGACATCGAGCGCATAACCCGCCAAGCAGGGGGCTTTGACGCTACGCCGGAGTTCTTGGCCCGCTTCGCCGCCCTTGTCGCCGCAGCCGAGCGCGAGGCGTGTGCGGAGGTAGCCGATTACATGTCCGATTTTGCGGTGCCACACAATGCTGTTGCCATCGCCATCCGCGCAAGGGGGCAAGCATGAGCTTCAAAGAAATCCGCGTGGGCGACTACGCCCTGCGCTTCTACCCGTCCGACAATGGGTGGATGTGCGGCATCACGCCAGAGATGATGGAGGCGTTGACGGCGCAGCCGACAAAAATCTTTGGCCCCAACCTTGAGCAGGTTCTCAATAGCGCGGGGTTTTACAAGCGCCAGCCGCTGACGGAGGAGGAGATTGTAGAGATTGCATGGGATTGGAAATCGGGTGGCCCAATTGACTTTGCCCGCGCCATTGAGCGCAAGCACGGGATCGGGGGTGAAGCATGATTGCACATTTTGAGGACGGTACTTACAAAGAGATTCGCCCCGGAGGCCGAACGATAGGGCTGCGCGTTGTTCGTTGGGAGTTTGATTCCACCGACATGCGTGAGTTGCTCAGGAACCCTGAACTGTTGCCAATACTTGCCACCCGTATGCCGCCGCGCAAGGGGGAACAATGCCTGACATAACCATGTGCGCATCCGACACTTGTCACCGTAGGACTGAGTGCTACCGCCATGCGGCCAGTGGCACGGAGCCAAATCCGTGGCGGCAGGCGTACTTTATCTCTTCTGAGATAGAAAAAGATAATTGTCCGTACTTCAGCCGGCAAGATACAAAAAAGTATGTAAAGGAAGATCATGCCGACTGAGAGAGAGCTGCTCGCCCTGTGCCTCAAATGGATGCAGAACCCTCGCAAGATGGGCGCATTTGACAGGGCGATGCTGATCGAAGCTGTCCAAGCAAAACTGGAGCCGCGCCCGTGGGTGGGGTTGACGAAAGAAGAACAGGACGAATGCATCAACGCAGGTGACCTCAGTGGGTGGCGCGGCGTGTTGCGTGCCGCTGAAGCCAAACTCAAGGAAAAAAACACATGAACGAAATCATTGACTACGCATACCCCTGCATGATGACCGAGCGGGCCATGAAGCAGCTGCACGATGCCATGCTGGACAAACGCTACGACGATGCCATCATGCTCGGACTGTTGGCCGTGAGGCAGGCCACCCGGACAGTCGATGCCATCATTGAAACCAAAAAGATGGAAGGGGCGAGGAAATGAAAGCCTGGCCTTTCCCTCCGCCGGGGTTCAAACACCCGCGGCCTGGTGACAGAGCGCCAGCCCCGTATGAGGAGGCGCCGCTTCTTCATGCGTAAGCGCAGCAAGTACAGGCCGAAGGGTCTGATCATGGATACTGTCAGCCATGTCCTGGGCGGCTTTCAGCTGGTTCGGCACAAGGGTGATGCCGCGGTGACCCTGAAGATCAAGAACCACGCTGCGCTGGCAACAATGGTTCAAGGCCAGGGTGGCCGCAATGAGATTGATATTCTGATTGCTGCGATGAATATCGCCGAAGCCTTGGCCATCACGGCTGAGGTTGGACACGAATACCGCGCCGAGATTCAGGCGGCCCAGGACGCCATCCACCACATGGGCAAGCGAGGCTTGGAAAAGGATCGCTTCCTCTTCACCGGGCCGGAGCTAACCGCGATGAACTTGGGGATGGAGATACACGACGCCCAGCTAGATGCCTGCACAGTCGGGCAGCTGGAGAAGGCGATTGACTTTGTAACGAGAGAAGTAACAGCCAAGAGGGCAAGGGCCATAGCATGAGAGATCCATTCAAGATTGACAGCCCGACTTGCATCAGCTTCAGCGGCGGCCGCACCAGCGGCTACATGCTGTGGCGCGTCTTGCAATCCAACGGCGGCCTGCCGGCGGAGGCCAAGGTCTGCTTTGCCAACACCGGCAAGGAAGACGAGGCCACGCTGCAGTTCGTGCGTGACTGCCAGGAGCATTGGGGTGTGCCCATTACCTGGCTGGAATATCAGACGGCAGAGGAGCCTTCGCAGCGGTTCAAGCTAGTGGACTTTGAGACTGCAAGCCGTGATGGAGAGCCGTTTGAGGCTGTCATCCGGCGCAAGAACTACCTGCCCAATCCCGTGACACGCTTTTGCACAGTCGAGATGAAGATCCGCACGATGCACCGCTACTTGCGTAGCCTGGGTTGGGCGGATGGAAACAACGAGTGGGATCAGTTCGTGGGCATACGGGCCGACGAGCAGCGCCGCGTTGCCAAGATCAGAGCCCGCCCCTCCCCGGAGACAACCAAGGAAACAATGTGCCTGCCCTTAGCTGATGCCGGGGTTACTGTCCACGATGTTGGCGCCTTCTGGGATAGCCAGCCCTTCAACCTGGGGCTGTCCACCTTCAACGGCAGGACGCTAGCCGGCAACTGTGACTTGTGCTTCCTCAAGCCCGCGGCTCAAATCCAATCCCTGATCGCAGAGAAGCCGGAGCGCGCAGTCTTTTGGGCCAGGATGGAGCGGCTGTCCCTGTCCTCCAAGCCTAGCGGGGCTGTGTTCCGGTCAGACCGCCCGACTTACTCTGAGATGAGCAAGTTCACGGCAGAGCAGCGGGATATGTTCGACAAGAATGAAGAGGGCATCGCCTGTTTCTGCGGGGACTAAATGCACAGCAAGAACCTCAAGGCCAGGGAGCGGGCTCACTTTGCCAGGATCAAGTCCATGCCGTGCGGCTTGTGCGGCAAGGCTGCCCCGAGTGACGCCCACCACATAGAGCAGGGGAGCCACTTCCTATGCATCCCCTTGTGTAAGGACTGCCACCAGGGGCACAACGGCCTGCATGGAACCAAGGCCTATTGGCGGGTCAAGAAGATGGACGAGATGGATGTCCTGAACCAGACCATTGAAAAGCTGATGAACGATCCGGAGCCCTGGTCGAGCAGCGACTGGTGAGCTATACTGGCCGCGTCTAAGCCACGCGACGGTTTCGACACTCCTTGTTTGGTTCATCTTGCCCCCGGCTTCAACCCCGGGGGCTTTTCTTTGGGCGCCTGCATTTTCAGCAGGGAGGCGCCTGCCGTTTGCCTGCATTTCGCCTGCCGCTGGAACCGTAACACCTGTTACGGTTGGGGTATTGACAAGCCTCCCAGGTTTGTGTTTAAAATCGCGCCATTGCTAGGAAGTGGAACTCCAAGCAGGAAAGCCGTTAAGTCAGATCCCGACCCCGAATGGGGTTTCATCACTCACCTACAAAGTGAGCGGTGTGTTCCACCGGGGTCTGTCTTAACGGCTTTTTTGTTTTCCACGCCGGCAGTCGTACTCCGCACGACAGTAGCGCACCTGCATCGGTGGCTCGGAAGAAAAGACACGCCATGCTCGACACCCCGGCATCGGCGTACCAGCCTGTCAGCGAGGGACTGGTGTAGTCGGTGGTTACAAGGGTGGTAACCAAGGCCGCCGACGAATGAATCGCTGCCTCATGGGGCGACTGGGTCAGGACGGGTCAAGGCCCCCTGGTCGGGTCAGGGTGGAGAGTCCACCCCTTGGGGACCCTGGGTACGCCAAGCCATGAGATGGCACGGCGTGATATCATGTGTGACATGGGAAAATGGCCTCGCCGGGGCCGGCAGACCCTACACTACGCGACTCACAAAGGAGACTGCATGAAGAAACTGAACTTGGAAGCCATCCGGCTGGACGGCGAGACGCAAGCCCGCGTTGCCCTGGACTCCGATCAAGTGGCAGAGTACGCGGAGGCGATGCGAGACGGGGACAAGTTCCCTGCCATCGTTGTCTTCCATGACGGCAGCGACTATTGGCTAGCCGACGGCTTCCACCGATACCATGCCACCAAGCAGCTGGGCCACGCCAGCGTAGAGGCAGAGGTTAAGACCGGCACCAAGGAAGAGGCGCAGATCTATTCGTTCGGTGCCAACGCCCGCCGCGGCCTGAGCACCAACCCCGAGGACAACCGCAGCATCATCACAAGGATGCTGGCTCACCCCATCAGCAGCACCTGGACGTTAGGCGAGATCGCCCGCCATGTCGGCGTGTCCAAGATGACAGTCAGCCGGGTGAAGGCTAGCCTGCAGCCCAAGGCGCAGAAGGCCGAGGAGGACACTAAGAAGACCTACCAACGCAAGGATGGTCAGACAGTCACCATCGACACGGCCAATAGCAAGACGAAGAAGGCGGCCGAGCCCAAGCTGGAGGAGCCCGCGCAGGAGCCCGCGCAGGACGAGCGTGATCAGCGCATCGCCGAGCTGATGGACACAGTCAGCGAACTCAACGCCGAGAACCAGAAGCTGCGCGACATGGTCGCCGTAGGCAGCTGGGATGCAAGCGAGATTGAGAAGATCGACGCCCAGGACACGATCAACGATCTGCGCGAGCAGCTGCGCGTACTGGAAATCGATAATGCCGCCCTGCGTGACAGCCGTGATATGTTCCAGAACCGCAACGCCGAGCTGATGAAGAGCGTGAAGGTGCTGCAATCAAGATTGAAGAAGCTGGAAACAGCCTAAACGGGACAAGGTCGTCCCAACCCTACAGCCGGAGGGTCATCCGGCAGTTTAAGGAACCACTATGGAGTTGGTGCTGCGCGAGCATCAGATGAAGGTCATCGACGAACTGCGCGAGGGCTTTCGGCGGGGGCATAGGTCGCAACTGCTATACGCCCCGACAGGATTTGGCAAGACAGAGGTCGCCATCTACTTGATGAAGGCCACCCGCGAGAAGTACAAGCGGGCCGCGATGGTGCTTGACCGGCTGGTGCTGGTCGATCAAACCAGTATGCGGCTATCCAAGTACAGCCTTCCTCACGGCGTGTATCAGTCGGGCCATTGGAAGTTCGACAAAACAGAGCGGCTGCAAGTGTGCAGCGCGCAGACCCTGGAGCGGCGCTCTGACTTTCCCAAGGTGGACTTGCTCATCGTGGACGAGTGCCACATAGCCAGGAAGCAGACCACCGAATTCATCAAGGCCAACCCCGACATCATGGTGGTCGGGCTGACCGCCACCCCATTCACGAAAGGCCTGGGCGACACCTACGACCATGTGGTGTGTGGCGCCACGAACGAATGGCTGGTGATGAACAAGTGGCTGACGCCGCTCAAGGTCTACATCGCCAAAGAGATTGATATGTCGGGCGCTAAGAAGGTGGCCGGCGAGTGGGCGCAGGACGAGGTCACCGAGCGCGGCATGAAGATCACCGGGGACATTGTCGAGGAGTGGATCAAGAAGACCCATGAGATTTACGGCAAGCCCGAGAAGACCATTGTGTTCTGTGCTGGCGTAGCGCACGGCGCCGATCTGGTCGAGCAGTTCGCCCGCAAGGGGTTCAACTTCGTCAGCATCAGCTACAAGGATAACGACGAGTTCAAGCGCCAGGCCATCGAAGACTTCGCTCGGCCTGACACCCAGATACACGGGCTCATCGCCACCGACATTCTCACACGCGGGTTTGATGTTCCTGATGTGAAGATCGGCGTGTCTGCCAGGCCATTCAGTAAGAGCCTATCGTCCCATGTCCAGCAGATGGGCCGGGTGATGCGCCCTCACCCCTCGAAAGAGTTTGCCGTCTGGTTGGATCACTCCGGGAACTACCTGCGCTTCCGGGATGATTGGGATGAGCTCTTTGAGGACGGCGTCCAGGAGCTAGACAAGAAGGTCGAGAAGGCCAAGAAGGAACCGACAGAGAAGGACAAGCAGGACAGCAAGTGCCCTGCCTGCGGGCACCTATGGCCCCGCGGGCTCGACAGCTGCCCCGCCTGCGGCCATGTGCGCCAGCGCCGCAACCAAGTGTCGGCTGTGGCCGGTGAATTGGAGGAACTCTACACGGGCGGCAGGACAGAGAAGTCCAACAAGCAAGTGTTCTATTCGGAGCTGCTGCACTACGCCAACCAGCGCGCCTACAACCCTAATTGGGCGAGCCATAAGTACCGCGAGAAGTTTGGCGTATGGCCGCGCGGCCTGGAGCAAATCACGATACCCACCAGCGATCAGACTGCCCGGTGGATTCGCAGCCGCAACATAGCCTGGGTGAAGTCCCGCAACCGGGTTGGAGCGCAAGGATGACATTTGAAGACTTTGCCCGCATTCATGGGCTGTTCGTTCAATCCCTGGTGCCCGGTAAGTGGGTGGCCGTACCGACAGAAGACCATCCCCACAAGCGCAACGGCCGCTACAAGTGGCTAGGCGATGTGGGTTGGGTGCAGAACTGGGCGACTATGGACGCGCCCGAGATGTGGCGCAGCGAGACTACGGACTACAAGGCCCAGGCCGTGCGCCGCGCGGTGCAACACGCCGACCAGGAGCGGCTGAAGCTAGCGCAGCAAGCAGCCCGCAAAGCCGGATGGATCATGCATCAAGTGAAGCCCGAACCCCACCCATATCTGGAGAGGAAGGGCTTTAAAGATGCAATCGGGAATGTCTGGCATACCGAGGACGGCCAAGCCCTACTAGTTATACCGATGCGCCTGGGCGGTCGTCTGGTTGGGTGCCAGCTCATCGATAGCCAGGGGGGCAAGAAGTTCCTCTATGGTCAGCAGACGAAGGGGGCATCGTTCGTGATTGACGCAAAAGGAGTCCCCATCTTCTGCGAGGGGTACGCCACGGCACTCAGCATCCGGGCCGTCATGCAGGCTATGAAGGTGCGCTACACCCTCTATGTGTGCTTCTCGGCAGGCAACATGAAGGCGGTAGCGGGCGGCATCCCCGGCGGGATCGTGGTCGCTGACAATGATCCGAACGGCGTCGGGGAAAAGGCTGCTCGGGATGCACAGAAGCCATACTGGCTGAGTGAAACACCCGGTGAAGACTTCAACGATTTTCATATCCGAGTCGGCCTTTTCCAAGCTATGTACCCGCTCAAGCGGGCGCTCTTTGGTAGTGCTTCTGCATCAGGCGCAGGAACTTCGCTTCGATCTGCCGCACCCTCTCTTTAGTGATGCCGTAGTCCTTGGCTGCGTCAGTCAAGGATTTCCCCTGTGCCCTACCCTTGAGAATGCCCCATTGGCGGTCTAGGCTTTCGGCTGTGACCTGTTTGCCATAGAACGAATCGAATGTGGCGCGGTCTGGGAAATCCACCAGGACAATCGGGTGATCAGCCTGGGCGGAGGGCAGGGGCACTCGGCCCCCATAGAGTCGTAGATTCATGATTAGATAAGGGCTAGCCGTTGATTGGTGATGGGGTGCTCGGTGTTGCTGGCAATGATCCAGGCCGCAAGATCGGCCGCGGGTACACCATGCCAATCGGCAACATCATGGCAGGCGTCAATTGCGTTTATCTGCTGCTGTGTCCGAGCGAATTTGTAGGCGCGGATGATTTCGTCAGACATTCTCAACCCCCAACAGTTCGTTGCGGATTTCGTCCATCTGGGCGAGCACCTGGGCGCGCGTGCCGCGGTAGCCCATGCCCTTGAGGATGGAATAGGCGCTCGGGCTCCGGGAGCGGGTCATGCCCTTCATCTCCAGGGTGAGCATGGCGCGCAGGGTTAGCAGGCGGGCGCCTTCGATTTGGTTTCCGGTTAGTAATGTCATTTCATTCCTCATCAATTGGTTCATCAACATCGGCTTGTGTGTAGCCCGAGAGAATCTCAGGCCGGTACGGGGCGAGCTTGGCGGTGCGGCAATGGTCGCATACGCGCGCCAGGGGGATGCCCTGCGCGTCGTGCTCCCACCAGCTGCCATCGTGCTTGCTGTGCATCTGGCAATCGGGGCTCATTCCTCCTCGTCCTCCCGGATCAGTTCCTCGTAACGCTCAATTGCGCTATCGATAGCCGCCCAGGCGGCATCCTCTGCGTCCGTCGGATGCAGCCCTGACAATGCTTCGGGCGATACCAGGATCACGGCATACCCCGGCAGGGCGCGCCGAATAGCGTCGTAGTTCATTCGTCAATCTCCGCCCATGTGGAAATGCCCATAGCCTCGTCGAGATCCTTTGGCAAGGCAGCGAGATCGTCGGCTTCGTCTAGGTCGAAGTCTTCGGTGATGCCATCAATAAATCGGCCGGCAAATCCGATACCCGGCTCATGCCAGTACGCCAGCACATTGAACCCCAACCCTACCAATACCGGGTAGGCTGCGTGAGGCGGCGCCCAGGCGCTCTCGAAAGAGAACGCACAAGTCCGCTCGTCAATCTGGATATCGTCGCCGGCGTCGCCGCCAATATCCCACTTCGTGCCCCAATTTGCCACGCGCCAATCGTACCAATTGGGTTTGTCGCTCGGGGCTTTCGTGCCCGAGAGCTCCAGGGGCATCGGGACGAATTCGTCCAGGAATCGGCCCGCCCGGAACGCGACAATTGCGCGCTTCATCATGGCGGGATCTTCGTGCGACAGTCTCAATTCATTGTTGCAATAGTTAGGCATTTTCTTCTCTCCGTTGGTTGTAGCCGCGTTCCAGCAGCCAATTAGTCATATCCCAATCAATTTTCCGCCAGCCGGCAGATACCATTTCCTCCTCTATCAATCGCGCGTTAGAGTGCTGCACCTCGCAAGGCACAAACACGCTCACGGCGCAGCCTTTATCACGCAGCCGCCGGATAGCGGCTACATCCTCCCTGGTGAGCTCGTAATCCCAGGCCTCGACGCGCATGGGCCCGCTGTTGTTGCGTTGTGTTTCCATGCCTGCCCCTACCAGTTTGCGAGCTTCTTAAATGCGCGCGTATATGCGGCGCGGTCTTTGAATGGGCCGTGCGTTAGGCAATGGTGCAAGAATTCGCGGCTCATAAAATAGCCCTGCGCTAGTTCGTCGCCCGACTTTCCAAGCTGGTCGTAGGCTTCGCCCGCGTAGTGCTCCTGGAGCACCAGTTTCACCCTCTCCCAATCGTCGTGCAGCTCTACCCTGCCAGCATCGGTGTCGATGCTGCCGTAGCCGTTGTAACTACCGATCACGCGGCTGCCATCGGGCAGCAGAGCCACCACCATATTCAGCCTGGGGATGCCACGCGCGGGCGCGACAATGGGTAGGTGCGTCTTCGCGCAAGTCTTAGAAAAGTAACCCATTGCCCGCCCCTTAGATCACCGGCAGAACGGGGTTCTGCTCGTTGTTGGTGTAGAGGGCGCCGCCGTCGTTGCCCTCATCGTCGGCCGCCGGGTAGATTAGATTCCCATCGTCCAGCACCAGCACCACGGGCCGGCTAATCCAGCCAACATCGTCGGCCTCCTCCTGAGTCATGTAGCGCACCAGGATAATCCGGCGCCCGATCAGCTGCCGTGTGGCAGCTGCAGTCCATCGTTTCTCAATATCGGTCATATCAGACACTCCTAAATAAACACGAAAAGAAAAGCTAGCAGCAGCCAAAAAGTAGCGGCCGCTAGCACCACTAAACAACCCCTGTTCCGGGGCTTCCTGTTGCGCGCCACCTCACGCGGCGCGCTCTAAACGAATGTCGATCACCCGCTTGCGATTACCATGCGCGGGGAATCCGACAATGCTGTGCCTGTCGCGCTTTTGGCAGAGCTGGCAGGTCGCGCAGGTCATGTAGTCCAGGCGCGCGGCAGGGCATACCACCACCGGGCGCCCCTGGGGGGTTGTCGTGGCCGTAAGTTGGTTCGATGGCAGCACCACCACCACCGGGCCCGCGCCTGTCGCGGCCAGGGTATCGGCGTCGGTTAGATCGTTGGCTGACAGGTTCACAGTAAACCCCCAGGCGTTCGCGTGGCGGATCCATTCGAGGGATTCGGCGTCCCTGTGGTGCGAATAGGTGAACCCGCGGCGCCCGCGGTTTGCGGCCACCAGCTGCCCGAGCTTTACCGGGTCGACGCTGGCGCCCTTGCGCGGCAGATCGCCGGCTTGGTTGTGTCGCCACAATTGATCGTCGGGCAGGGCTGCTACTGATTGCGTGAATGTCGGCCAATCGGCGCCCCTGGCGCCCGCTGATACTGCACCCCAATGCAGGGCAAGCGGGCCCGTGTCGGCATAGCAATCGGCGCGCATCGCACAATCATCCGGGCAGCTGTCGCGCTCAGTCGTGCTTACCGGGATCGGCCCGGTCTTTGCGTTGTTGGATTTGAGGGTTAGATGCACTTGCATGGTTACCGCACCTCCTCAATTGAAAAATAGTGCTTGATGCCCTCGTCATCTATGAGGCAAACCGGCTCAAGCGCGGCGTCTATTCTGTCGGCGGTTGTTTCGTCAATCGATCCGTCACCGTAGGTGCTCCCGAGATAGGCGGCCCGCACGGGAACATCGCTAAAGTTACGATAGGTTTTCATGCTGCCTCCCCAATGGTGGATTGCGGCCAGCAAAAGAAATAGCCGAACCGAGTTCCTCCGTAGGTCATGGTGGCAGGGGGCTCGGAATAAGTGAATTGCGCCCGAATCAAAGCTTGAGCGGCTTTAAAGTGCGCCCGCACAGTATCAATCGAATCATCGTAGGGCACGATGAGTGAATGGCCGTTGCAAGTAAATGCGCGAATTCGTTTCGGCAGCGTGCCGGTGGCGGGCAGGATTTTGGTTTCGATTCCGATCACAGTTCAGACTCCTTTTTTTAGTAAGACAGGCAAAGCACGGCGAAAACATAGAGGGCAGCGGCGGCAACCAGGGCGCCGGCAATTTGCTGCCAGAGCGGAGGCTCGTCGTTCATTTGTCACCCGCCACCAGGGCCAGGGCCCGGAGGATGTTTTCGGATGCCATGCGGTGCTCTTCGTCTCGCGTCGCGTCAAGGGCCTCATGCAGCACCCCTAGCAGCACCGGGACGCGGGCATTCCACGCGTCCAGGGCGTCGGAGAGGCGCTGCAGCTGCGCGACAGCCTCGGCGCCCGCGTCGCTTTCGGAGCTCGTGGCAATTGTGTAGATCAGCAGGGGCAGGACGCCGGCCCAGGTGGGCGCGCATATGTTTTCCGTGCTCATTCTTCGCCCTCCACTAGTAGGCGGGCGCGCATGATGTTTTCAAGGGCGGCGGCGGGTTCTTCGTCCATGATGCAATCGCGGGCCTCTGCCAGCATTTCCAAGAGGGCAGGCGCGGTGGCATTCCATGCGTCCGCGAATTCGGCGAGGCGCGCGAGCTCGCGCCCGCCTGGGCTATCGGCGCCTTGCATATGCACCGAATGCAGCAGCAAAGGGAGCACCGCGCGCCACGATGGGAGGATTTGTTTTTGCATGGGGTTACCTCCACCGGGGCAGCGCGCGGCAGGCTGCGTCGTGGTTTATGTGGTGGTCGACGATCTCGGGCTCTACGCCGGAAGCGCGCAGGGCGCGAATAAACGGG